GTTATACATCATCAGGGGTGACAAAACCACTGCCCCATTCATCCTCTGACACTTTTTGTTTCAGTTTTTCGAGATTGATGGCACGGTCAATGATCTTGAGCCGTATATCAATCTCTTGCTCAGACGAGTTCTTGAGCAGCTCCGAGATGGCTTTTTCAAGATCTGGATTGATGCCAGAGGATTTCTTAGACATTGTTACCGTTCCTCAAACTCTCTGCCTACGGCTCCAATAGGAGCAGTGACAGCACCAGTTCTTCCCGTTGATTCAACCGGCAATGCACGTTGTACAGCGCGTCCAGCTTGCATTCTGCCAGGCAAGTTAAGGAATTGACCTGCTTTGCTAAGGATTCCTGTGATCGTTCCGCTTGGGGTTTCTACGCCTTCAAACCTTCCGCGCAGTTTCAATTCGCGCCCGAGAGTACCAAGTTCGGTGAGAGGGTGACGAGCCGTTCCTGCTCCAAAGCCATACACGTTCTGGGCAAGATGATTGCCAAGCTGTTCAAGGCTTATGTTGCCACCTTGGATGCCGCCTTTTTCAATGAGCTCCTGAAGAGCTTTTGTGGCTGCATATTCACGGTTTGCTTTTTCTAATGGCTTAATAAGGTCTTTATGGTTTCTGGAAATGTTTGCGTCAATTTTCTGAACAAAATCACCAGCCACGCTACGGGTCTGACCGTCTGTTGCAGTTCGTGCGAGGTAAGACATTTCATTGCGAAGCCTTTGCAGAACTTCACCTTCTACGCGAATTGCGCTGATAGGAGTCTGCACTTGCGCTTGCGCTTGAGCAAACCTTCCAACAACATTATCGGCAGCGGCTGTAATAGTCCGAACATCAGCAGGGCGAACCGTGCGTTCAAAATCAGCCATAGCTTGAAGGTCTGTTGCCAACTGGCGATCAACCTTTAACGGCTGACCAAAGATCTTACCGTATTCATCGCCAATGTCTTTAAGACGCTCACCAACAAATTTAGGGTTAATTTCTTTTACCTTCACACCCGTTTCAGCGGATGCAAGTTCATTAGCCAAAGTTTGATTTTCTTTAGCCGCGCCCATAAACCCAGGAGACCCTTTAGGAGTTTCTGCCGACAATTGCCGAGGCTCTAACTTAAAACCAAGTTTTTCAGCCCTATTGGCAAGGTTTCCAACTGTTTTGGTTGTGCCGCCAATAAGAGCTTCTCCCGCCACGCCCAACACTTTACCAAGCGCACTAGGCCCGACAAGACCACCAATAACTTCACCAGCGGAACGATACTGTTGACCTTTTTTAGTTTCAGGTTCATCTGCACCAAAAAACTTAGCCACATCACGAGATGTAGGCGCAACGGTTTCTGGATCAACATCATAACCAAAATACCGAGCACCGGCTCGACCAGCCGATTCAATATCACCAAACATACCAGGAATAGCTGAAGCCACACCAATTGTGCCTTGCTTCGACAACTCTTGCTGTTCTTCCCGAGGTAACCCTTGAAACACTCGATGATACTGAATGTTTGCAACTTCTCTTTTAGGCTCGTCAACAACTGGAGGTTTTACAGTTTCATCATCTTTTTTAGATGCGCCAGATCCGAACTGTGCAAAAGGGTTTGTTTCACCCGATTTTGCTGGTTGATCTGATTGCATTGTAGAAAATTTTGCAAAAGGGTTCTCAGTCATATTACTTACCTATGATTGCGTATGACGAACCTTTTCCGAATATCGTGTCGAATTGATCCCGTGCTTCTTTGGTTGGGTTTGTCAAAAGCATTTCTTTCGCTTCTAACGGAATTTCTTTAATGCGGTCGATAATTTTCATTCTGTTATCCAACTCTTTTTTGTTGGTTACAGAATCAAGAAGGTTTTTATCTACCGAACTTGCCAAAGAAGATTTTCCGCCACGCAAGATTCTGTTGATGTCAGTTACGCTGTAAGGGATTAATTTATCAACATTAGCTTTGGATTCTTCTGCCAACCTAATTTGATCTTTGCTTGCTCCAGAAACTTTCAATTCTTGCACAGAAAAATCAAGCTCTTGTTTCAACAAAGCCATAGACAGAACTTTGTTGATTCGAGAATCTCCAGGCTTAACCAGTTCGTTGCCATATTCTTTCATGGCTGACGCAGTTAACCCGCCAGGACGACCACCGGCCTCAATTGCACCCGCCGCACGAAGCAATCGAGCCGACTCTTGTTGCCAAGCGCGATCTTCTTCAGGCGTGGTTTTTTGAGCCAAATACCGTTCCATTGGCCCTGTAAGACCTTTGGCTGGATCGGAAATCATTTCCGTTAATCCTGGAGCTTTGGCAAAAGTAGGCAATTCTGACACGTTTGTCATTGAAGTTGCCAAGCGATATGAGGCACCCGCAACAGCGTTGTTATAACGGAATTGCAAAGAGTTAGGAGAAGCTTCACCGCCAGCCGCACCACCTTGAGCTTTGATGGATGCCGCAGTGCCAGGACGCATTACCTCGCCTTGCTCATTAAGAATTGGCTGCCGACTGATGGGGTCAGCAAGATAAGGTTTGCCTTCTCCATCTAAAACACTAATTGGGCGAGCTTTAGACGCAGTTGTTTCAGCCGTTCGGGCTTTAACTTCGCCTTCAGCACGTACACGAGCTTCTTCAGCTTCGTACATTTTTCTTTTAGCAGCTTCCAACTGACCAACAATCTTTTCACTAGCTTGACTGTGTTCAGATGCAGTTTTGATCAATCCTTGCTCGCCAATGCTTTTCGCGGTGACAGGATCACCCGCAGCAAGACGAGACTTAATCATAGCATTGGTCGCGCCAGTCAGATCGTACTTGGCGTACTTAACGGCACGTTCAAATTCTTTTTCTACAAGAGTATGATTTTGTTGAGCAACTTTTAAATTCTCTTCAAAAATTTGACGCTCTTTATCATACTTTTCTTTGCTGCCTTTTTGGTATCCGTCCATCATTCCGGCAATAGCATTCATGGCTCCAGTAGCAGAAGTCAGACCCTTCTTGCCGCCCATAGCACCAAGCATACCAATCATCAGGCCAAGCGATGCCAAGCTAGAAGCAGTGTCACCAGTAGGCTTAAAGCTCTCATAAGGCGCAGTCAGGCGAGGCTTGTATTCAGCATACACAGCCGCTTCACGTGCTTCTTTAGCCGCTGTTTCGCCTTTAGACTGAGCGCGTTTAGCTTCTTCGTAATCACGAGTAGCCCGTGCAGCCGCAATCTGTGCTTCTGTCTGAGCGCGAATGCCAGTCTTATCTTCTACAGGAGGTTTGGCAGCAGAAGGTTCACCCGTAGGAGCGGGGCCGGCAAGTTGCACGGGGGTTTCAGTAGGCTCTTCCTTGGGCTTAGGGGCTTTAATAGCCGCCGAGAACCCATCGTCTAATGCGCCATTCAGGGATGAAGATAAATCGAGAGCCATGATTACCCCGCAACAAATTTAGCAAGTGCGCCATACATACTCATAGCAGCCTGATTAGCTTGCTGAGACAAACTAACACCAAGCTGCAATCCCTGTTGCTGACCCAACAAATTAGTCTGAATAGCTTGGTTAGCAAGCGTATTGCCTGGGCCAATCAACTGCATAGCCTGAGCAATCTGGTTGGACAGAGCTTGTTGACGAGCTGCTTCTTCAGCCACAGCAGTCTGAACAGCACCAACGCCGCCAGAACGAGCCTGAGACTGTGCCAGACGCGCTTGCATAGCCTGAAACGCTTGTTGGTTAGTTGCCGTCAAACTACCCTGATTAGCTTGAGCCAAAGCAGAATAGCCAGGAGTCAACAATGGAGCCGCAAGTTCTTTCTGCTGTTGAGCAGCCGCAGCCGCATTAGCTTGATACTGGGCTTGCAATGCCTGAGCCTGTTTAAGAGCTTGTTGCTGTTGCTGACGGCCCATCAGAGCACCAATGCCACCAATACCGAGCTTGGCAAGGTCACCTAGACCCAGCTTGCCAAACATGCCTTTATCTTCGCCTGTTTGAGCCTTGGCAACATCTTCAGACGTTTGTTGGACCTGTGCTGGCTGACCGCCTTCGTTGTAATAATCAGCACTTTCTTGAGCTGTTGTGCCACGAACAGGAGGCAGTGGAGTGCCACTAGGAGACGTCACCATACCAGCTGATTGATCGCCGCCGCCGAATAACCGGCCCAAATTAAAGTCACTTGTAGACAGAGCAACATCGTAAGGGCTTGCTTGGGTTTGTGCACCTAAGCCGCCAGCAAATTCTGACGCATAAGGCACGTCATAAGCCAAGCCAGTAGGAGACGCAAAAGTGCCTTGCGAACTTCCATACCCAGAAACAGTGTTAGGAGACTCGCCACCGTAATAAGTCGGGCTGGTATAAGCCGGTTCTTGGGCAAACGTGGGGAGGCTAACAGGTGCTTCAACAGGGGCAGCCGCAGGAGCCTCAAACGTAGGATAATCAAACCCATCTTCGCCGAAGAACTCAGGCAAGCCAGTATCAGGGTTGATCGTGCCAGAACCACCGCGTTTTTTAAGCATTTCTGCTTCACGACGAGATATGTGAGCTAGAACCGTATCTCCACGTCTACCTTTTGATTGCACAATTTTAGCCAAGGAAGGAAGGTTTTCCAAGACATCTGTCTTTAATATTTTAGCAAGTTTTTTTGACATATCTCACCTATACCTTGCCGCTTGCTGAGCCAAAAGGTTAAGCACGATTTGCTGGAAATCTGGATTCTGATTTTGTTTATATAACGTAGGAGAAATTAAAGCATTATTTATTGTTCCAGACGAAGAAGAAACACTTGTTGACACAGGGGATACCGACGGAGTTTGAGCAGAGGAAATAGATGGGATGTTAGTCGGGGTTTGTATTGATGGTTGCCCCATAGGAATTGTAGTAGTAGATTCAACATATGGTTGACCTTCGTAACCCCAAGTTGGATTTTGTCCCTGTTGTCCAAAAGGAGTTGCAGCAGTAGGTTTTTCACGGCCAAAAAACCCACCTGAAGCTAGTGTATTTGGATCTCCACTTTGTCCAGAAGGACCGCCGCCACTCTGTGTTGTTGTTGGCGTAGCATTGTAATTAACATTTGGTTGATCAAAAATCCCATTTGGACTTGGATTTGCAGCAGCAAATTCATAAACGCCCGTTTTCGGGTTCAATGTTCCTCGACCGCCCATCTTTTTCAAAAATTCAACTTCTTCTGGAGTGATGTGGACAAGCATTGTATCACCGTCACGACCATAGGATTTTAAAATCTCTGCAAGCGCAGAAACCGGCAAACTATCAACAATGTCCGTTTTCAACACACTAGAAAGACTACGAGACATTAGGCCCAACCTCCGCGCCGCCTTTCAGCGATTCCACGTTCCATACGTTAGACTTTGGTTTATCGCTCTCGCTTGCACCAAATACAGTACTAGAAGGACTATACCCCATTCCAGGCGCGATTGACAGAGCAGACCCCATAGGCGCACCCGTGCCAAGAGCCTGACTGGTTGTTTTCCCAGATGCAGTTGGTTGATAAGGCGTTTGAGCAGATACGCCTCTAGTTTGTGCTTTCTGATCTTGAGGGAATGCAGCACTCAAACCAAAGCCCAAAGCACCACCTAGTGCAGACGTGCCGGTTGAACCAAGTCCTAAAGCCTGTCCCGCAGCACCAGAAATGCCACCTGTAACCCCGCCTAGCAGTGCGCCTCGCAAAGGATCGCCACCAGACAATCCAGCCCCTATACCACCTGTAACAATACCTGTAAGTCCGCGTTGTATTCCAGCATCAAGAGCAGCACTTCCGGTGGCAAGTTGTGGACCATATTGACCAACGCCAGGCGAGCTTAAAGCACTACCTACAACGTCTGAAACGCCAGCTCCAATGCCTCCGGTAATGCCGCCCATCCAAGCACCCTTGGCAATGTCACCGCCCTGCACTGCGGCAGATATAGCACCAGATCCAGCACCAATGATTGCGCCAGTGCCGATAGAAGCAACAATTGCAGACCCTGTTATCTCAGCAATAGTCGCAGTTATAGCGGCTGTGACACCTGTGTAAGACGCTACTGCTGCTACAACTAACGCTATGGCTGGCATTACAGATCCAAATCATATTTGAAGGCAGGAACCATTTTCCCGCCAGACATTTGCTGAGATTGGCTTATCTTAATGGGTAATCCAGTTCTTTGCACTAGGCGGTTGATTGCCGGTGATGTGGCATAGCTTGTTGCGTGCTTAAAGCCCATTTCCTTCAGTGTCTTGGCAACGTCTTTCCAACGCTCAACAAGCGTGTCTACAGGTTCAACCGTGAAAGTGTGAAAGTCAGCATTGCCAGGCCCATTAGGCGTGATCATAAACACGCTATTGCCAATCTGGACAAACTTAGTACCTTTGGTCTTAGTCATTTGACCAAGCACCGTAAAAGCCTTTTGAACGTCCATGTCGGGTTGCTCTGTCCTCAAAGACGATTCAATGATCTGAGGCATGGTTAGTTTTGCCTTTTTAGGGGCTTCAGTTTTACCCTTAAGCGCACCCATCACCTGAGAGTCTTTGGCCTTACCAATTCCAGGACCAGCAGGAGCAACCATTAGCTTAACCCCAGTGCGTTGACGATCTGTTGGTGCGCGAACACATGTTGCGCCAGCCACTCGTAGAAATCATCTTCTTTTTGGAAATCAGCATCCAACATATTGAATGGATTAGACAATCCAAGTTGAGCTGCATAATACTGATGTTCCACCTGATGTGCTAGTAGCCAATCATCTAGATTGTTTGGATCTGCGGCATACAAAGGATAGGCAGGGGCTTCCAAACCTTGCTCGAAAAACGTATCACGGAACAATTGATGCTGTGTAGAGTTCTCAAACAAGAAAGCATCCAGCCCCTCCGTATCTCCAAATTCAACGATTGAAAGCGTATCAAAATTCATCGCCAAGCCTCATTTGTCAGCCTTACGGTCCAGCTTGTCAAAAATCTGCTTCAGTATGTCTTTTACCTCAACGATGTCTTGCCGATAGTCATCTTTGGTCAGGTACTCGGTATGCACCTCACGCTGGAAAGCGTTCATCTCTTCTTGTAGCTTACGGATGCTCTCCCAGATCACTCTGAGTACCCAGCCAATAACAGCACCAGCTCCTGAGATAATCAGATTGATCGTATCTTGAGACATTATGCACCTGTAATTTCTACCCATTGCTGGGTTTCTTCATTCCAATAATATTGCTTTCCGTCTGTCGGATACGGAATAGGGGGCTCCCATTGACATGTATCTTCGTTCAATAGCCAACTTGGGTACGGCTGTTTTGCCATAAAAGCATCACGCACTGGGTCATAGATAAACCCAACCCCCGCAAAGTTTTTCCGCAACGGGACACCACCATCTGGTAACCCATTAGGGCCATAATGAACGCCGCCCATAGTGTTGTAAGACGTTTGAATCCAACGTGCGGGGTCACCAAATGCGCCCGTGTCTATAACATCCTGCTCGATAACAAGGACATTTGTGACGACATTATTTTCATCGACGTAAGCAAAGTGAGACATCATGTCCTCATGTCAGGTAGCGAATGATAACGATACCAGAGCCGCCAGCCGCCAATGGGAAGCCACCACCACCACCACCGCCTGTGTTTGACAAACCGGCGTATGAAACGCCAGCATTATAATAGCCACCACCACCACGGCTACCGCTTGACTGAACAACAAGCGTTCCGCCGCCGCCAGCGGCAAAATACCCTTTGCCCGTAGATGGCGCGGTGCTGTTGCTTGTATCAGTTCCATATGTCGAAAATTCGGTTGCGAATTTACCAAGACCGCCTTGGGATTTAGTAGTGTCGTCTGTGGCGACCGGAGAAGCACCAGCACCGCCCCCCGCGCATGCCCCAGCGTTGCTACTTGCTCCGGCAAAACCAAATCCAGCGTTAAGGCCAGATTGAGAAGGTTGCAAAGCAGCCCCTTGGTTTGAAAGGCCAGCGTATCCACCCCCGCCAGAGCCGCCTGAACCGCCAATGTAAAGCGTTCCGGCCCCAGATGTTGGCGCACCATAGCCGCCGCCAAGTGCGGTGTAAATAGTTCCAAGCGAAGTTTGGACGCCGTTAACAGCTTGCGCCGCCCCGCCACCATTTGTGCCGCCCGCGCCGATTGCAACAGAATAAGCACCAGATGAGAGGCTCTGGCCCGTGCGATAGATCATGCCGCCACCGCCACCGCCCGCGCCGTAGTTATAGCCGCCGGGACCGCCGCCGCCTACAACAAGCACATCGCATGTTAAAGTGCCGCCCGTAATGGTCAAGGTGTCAGATGTTGTAAATGCGCGGAGAGTATATGCTCCAACATATGTTACTGTGCCGCCGCTTGCAGATGGCGCAACCGGTGTGGCGGAGTTAGACGCTGCCGAAGATGCGCTGTTGCCCACAGCGTTTGTGGCATAAACCGTAAAAGTGTATGCCGTGTTTGTCGTAAGCCCGCTAACCGTTAACGGCGATGTTGTGCCTGTTCCAGTAAGACCGCCCGGCGAAGAAACAGCCGTATAACCCGTAATGGTTGAACCATTGTTATTAGACGGCGCAGTAAAGGCAACGGTTGCCGATGTTGCCCCCGAAGCAGTTGCTGCTCCAATAGTAGGCGCGTCAGGAACTGCGGGCGTTTTAACATAAGGCCCAGTGTTCACTATGCTTGTGCCAATAGCATTGCTTGCTGTCAACGTTATAGAGCAAACAGTGTTATTTGGAATGTTTGTAGCGGTAATTGGCGAGCTTGTGCCCGATACAAGGCGAATGAGCGTACTTCCAGAATAAACTCTGGCCGTAACAAAAGTAACAGGACTACCACCATCGTATCCCAACACATAAGGGATTTGGATAGATGAGGTAGAAGTTGTAACCGACGTGATAGAAACCGTTGATGACATTGCGACAGACGAAACTGTTTGCCCAATAGATACTGTGTATGTGCCTGTGCTACCTGTTGTGCCGGTCAACTGAGCGGTGATAGCCGTGTATTGAGAAACGCCAACACCGGAAACGACCTGCCCGACAGCCAACGTGCCAGAAGAAATAGCGGATACGGTCATAGTGCTGCCGCTAATATCAGCAGTAAAATTACAAGAGACCGCAAAATTTGGTGGGTTTGGCTTGGTTGCAGCGGGAGTGCCAGGCCATTGCCTAGCTCCCAGACTCTGCTGTTGTTCGTCCATAGACCAAATACCAGCCGCAACAGTGAGTGTTGGGTTGTTCAATGGACCAATCAGACCACCATTGCCTTTACGCATTAGGAAATGACCTCTCCTGAAGCGATTGCCTGAAGTTTGCTTGCAGTATCAGCCGTCAGGCGCAATGTGTCGCCTTCTTGAAGATAAATTGACTTTGACAGCACGTCCAAGCCCGCGCCAGCAGGGATAGAAACCTGATACAGCATGTTATACGCAACTGACGAGCGGAAAAGGTCCACCGTGATCTTGTATGATGCTGATGTGTCAATGTTTCCGATATAAAGCGCATCCAGCTTGATCACAGTGCCAGAACCGCTTCCGTTTGTTACAATAGCGGTTGCTGATGTGCCAACGGCTTGCACATAGGTTGTGCCATAAATTGATGTAACATTGACGATATTTGGATTAGCCATTTTTAACCTCCAAAGACAATCGCCATAGCGATAGCTTTACCTGTTGAAACCCCGCCCAGATTGTTAAGCGCAGTTGACGCTGTTGTTGCCCCTGTGCCGCCAGCCGTAATAGGAAGAGTTCCAGCAGTAAGACCAGATGCAGATGTTGAATAAATGGCGTTGTTAGCCGCTGTAAAGGTTGTCAAACCCGTGCCGCCGGCAGCAGATGGCAAAACGCCCAGCGTCAAAGTGGTCGATGAGTTGGCGTACAAAGCCGTATTGGCAGTGTAAGGCTGCTTAGGCAACCCCGTGCTTGTCGTGCCAAACTGGATAAACGTGATCGCAGTTGTGCCAACAGTGATAGGCGCAGGAGTCTGTTGAACCCACGTCGTGTTCTTGTTGGCAGACCCAAGCTCGACATAGAACCCATCACCGGCATTCATTTCAGATGATGTGTCGTAATCCGTAGCGCGGGTCAGAATAAAGGGCGTCCCAGCCGTGCCAACAACGGTTACAGTGTAGATCCCGTTTTGTGCGTTTGCAGTCTGGTCTTTAACAAGAATTCGCTGTGTTGCTGTCGGGGACGAACCATCAATAGACAAAACACCGTTTGTCGTTGCCGTTAAGTTCGCGCCTGCCCCCAATGTTCCATTGTTATATGTAACAGAAAGGTTTGCCGTTGTTGCATATTGAACTGGAATCTGAGCATTGAGACCGTTAACAGCGGCGTTCAAAGTGTTAATGTTAACAATAGCATAGCCAACATTGGCGTTAGTCGTTGTAACATTACCCGCGCCAATAGTGATAACATTAGCAAGACCAAGCGTCCCCGTCGTGGAAATAGGTCCACCAGTTAAGTTAGCATCGGTGCTAATCAGCGTTACTGTTCCTGTGCCGCCGCTAATGACAGCTACGTTGGTCGCAGAAGTGATGCGCCCATAAGTATCAACCGTAATAACAGGAATGACGCTTGCATTGCCATAAGTGTTGGCTGTTACACCAGACGCAGCAAGATTGATAGTTCCAGATGAAGTGATAGGACCGCCGGTAATAGGGCCGGCAGTGTTAATCTGGGTAACTGTTCCAGCCCCACCGCCACCAGATTGCAGATATTGAAAGGATTTAAGGCTCACATGCCGTCTCCCGTCATAATATAAACCTTGGCAGTCCCCGTGTCAGTCACACCAGTGAAATACTGATTGGCGTTCAAGGTAATGATCTGATCCGTGCCAGCTAGCATGACAATAGCGTTTCCAGAGGATGTTACAGCCACCGCACCAGCCGTTGCCGCAGCAGCAGATGACCCATAACCAATGAACACGGTGCTATTACCGCCTGGAATGACAATCTTGTATTGAGTTGCCCCAATAGTGCTAGATGTAGCAAGAACGGGCGTAGGAGCGGATGATGCCGCTGTAAACGTCACCGTATTGCCCATTGGTGTAAACGCTTGAATGCCCATTACTGAACTCCTGCTGGATACGGAACACAATTCATTCCGTCATAATAAAATCCGGTTGGCGTTACATCCGCAGCGCATGGAACCCAATATAAAGGAGCTGGTTGCGTGGTTTGCACCGTAGATACCGCAGCAATTCGATAACCCAACGTCAAAGGTGGCGTGTAACTATTATCATACACTTTGTCGTTAGGTGAAATCAAAGCATATTCTTGAGCGGGAGGAGGAACATAAGGAGCAACTGGTCCCCAGTCCCCAGCAATCAACTGATTGTAAAGTTCAACACCATATAATTCAGGATCATAAGACGTTGCATTGAACGGAACGTATTCAGTGCTTCCTTCAAACATAACATTGCAATTTATTGCATTGCCTGTTGCATTAATATAAATGGGGTTTTTTACATCAGTGACAGTTGGCATTTATGAAATCCTTTGAAACAGATTGTAAAACACGGAATATGTTCCTGCACCGCAAAACATGTATGTTCCTGGAGGATTTACAGTTGTCGGATTGTTTGTGTAAAAACAATATATGTCGCTTCCACTAACAGTGGTCCCGGGAGGTGATCCAGTAGCACCTGTAAATCTTCCATTTACATAAGAACCAATACCTCCAAACACACCAATTGTTGATGTTGATGATGCTTGAGAAACCCAAGTAGTGCCATTACTCGTCAACACATTTCCGGTTGAACCTGGAGCAACAACTTGAATTGAACCAGTTCCATTTCCCAAAATCACATTGTTTGAAGTAATATTTGTCAAACCAGTTCCGCCATTGGCGGGAACCAAAGTGCCAGAAATTGTGATGTTTCCAGATGAAACAATAGGACCGCCAGAAGTAGTAAGACCTGTTGTTCCGCCATTAACATCAATACTTGTAACTGTTCCTGTTCCTGAACCCGTTCCAGGAGGAATGCCCCAAGTTCCATCGCCACGCAGATAAGTTGTAGCATTAGCAGTGCCAACAGCTGTAAGAGATGCAACGTTAATAAGAGACCACGCGCCATCTCCTCGCAAAAACGTTATAGAATTAGCCGTTCCAGTTGCCGTAATAGATGAAACATTGATTTGACTTGCACCGTTGGTCAAACCATTGATTGCATTCTTGATAGTTGTAAAATTGTTATCAAGGCTCGACAATGATTGAGTTGTCGTAGCATTTCCGAACGTAAATGGAATCGTAACCGGAAGTGACATTAGAACCTCGCCCTTAATTCGTATTCCATTTCCATGGTGCTATAAACCAATGCTGGACTTTCTGATTGTAGCGTAAGTCCCAGATATTTTCCATACTGCTGCGCGTCGTACTTGTAGAGGTAATAACCAGTTACCAAACCAGTCCAGCCAATAGAAAGATTGTTGTCGTTTTTCCATCCAATCAACGTGCCAGAATCGTTTTTCCAATCAATGAAATTAGTGGCTACATAAGTGCCAGCAGTGCCCAATCCAGTCTCATTGTCCACCGTGACCGTAACAGTGCCGCCAGTGACCCCTAAAATGGCTTCTAAACCCCACTTAAGGGCTTGCTTGTCACGAATGGTGTCGTTCATGGGCCAAAGAGCAGATTGCACTTCAGAACTAATTGCTGTTGTGCTGTTGTTGTACAGTTTCTGCAGATTCGTTCCGTCCGTGCTGTAAAGGAACACGCCTCCAGCTTGAGCAACAGATGTCACACGAGCAGTCGGACCTTGACTGGTTATAAACCATTTCTTGTCAAAGAACACAGCTTGAACTGGTCGAGTTATCCCTTGAATCGGATCATCGTAATAAAAATTAAACGCAGCGCAAAGGATGTTGTTCAGCAACACCTGACCACCCGTAATCGGGTAGTTAAAGTTGATGTTGGGAAAAATGCCATCCAAAGCGTCTGACAATTTGCTGGTTGTAGCCCCTACAAGTGCATAGATTCCGTAGTCATTAGCAAACAGCAACGACCTAAAGTACGGAAAGATTGCGTCAATGCGCCGAGATCCGATAGAAGCCGATACGTTTGTGTTGGTAAACAGCGTATTTCCAGCCGTGCCTACGCGCACATCCGAGAACACGTTGATGCTGTTTTCACCGAACACATACAGGAAGTTGTTAGCCGAGACCAGAGCGTTGATCTTGCTGTGCAGCGTGTCATCTTGAAGGTTAATGTTGCCAGCAGAGACCGTGATGTAGTCGTTGTAAGCACCAGCAGCCGAATAGAACACTGTACGGCCCTGAGCAATCCACACACGACCCTGAAACGAGGCAATGTCTACGTTCTGATCAACGGTTGTGATTGCTTTAGCCGTTGCACCCGACCCGCCACCGCCGCTGAAAGACACGGTTGTGTTAGCGATATAGTTATTGCCAGGATTGGTCACGACAATTTGAGTGACAACGCCGCCGTTTACAATTGCAGTGGCATTTGCGCCCGTACCAGCCCCTGTAATGGTCACGTTTGGGGCAGACGTGTACCCAGTGCCGCCAGCAGTAATCAACACGCCTACAGCACCCGTTTTGAAAGTCAGATAACCCGCAACAGCCGTAGCAGTGACACCGTTAGCCCCCGTAGGTGCGCTGATTGTGATTGTTGGTGTAGCCGTATAGCCCGAACCAGCTTCGGTAATAGCAATAGCGGACACCAAACCAGAGCCGAGCTTGGCAATAGCGTTTGCACTTGAGCCACCACCGCCTGAAATTGTTATTTTTGGCACATTTGTATAACCCGAACCTGGATTATTAACGCTAATTACAACAACATTACCGCCTTGAATTGACGCCGAAGCCTGCGCTTGAACACCAAAAGAACTGCTCGGCGGGTCAACAGTGACCGTTGGCACTGAGGTATAACCAGAACCTATGGCATCAAGTCCAATGCTTATGATAGTGCCAGATGCGTTTGAAATAGCGCAAACAGCAGTAGCCTGAACCCCATTTGTGACGTTTGGCGCACTGATTGTGACTGTTGGAGCTTCAATATACCCCGCACCAGGATTGGTAATGCCGATAGCACCTACAGATCCAACAGGAATCAGGTCAATGGCATCCCATGTGTAATAGCCTTTAACAGGGTCAATGATAATAGCACGTTCATCTTTCCACTGCTTTGCTCGCACACCTGTGCCAGTAAACGTGCCGACAGGGGCTACGTTGCCCTGTGTAGACGTTGCAATGTTGTAATACTCAGCGCGGCCGTCAGCTTGAAACGCTAGAATGTAGTCAGAGTTGTTAATGTTAACGCTGGTGAACTCGGTAACGGTGTTAGACCAAGTAGCAGATACGTTTGAGTAGTTGGGGACAACCTTGAGATTGCCGAACCCGATAGGCTGGATGTTTTCAATCCATGAAAATTCATCCTCACCAATAGCCGTGCGATTGGCTTTGGTGTTCAAACCCTTGAAGGATTTGGAAACATGGTACTGTTTTTTCTGTTCAGGAGATGCTGCCATGATCAGTACGGATGACTATAAGGGTCAGGCATCCTGCGTGTGAACGTAGTAGACAGGACGTTCTGAAGTTGCTGGGTATATTGCTGCTTGAACAGTTCAGCTTCGCCGTAGCTCTGCTCTTTGAACTTAGCCATGTAAGCCGCATAGAAAGGAATAGGATCTTTCCAAGGGTCTACAATGTCAGTGTCAATGTCGCTCAAAGCTACAAGATCTGTCGGACGCACAACCGTATCAAGCTCGGTCACATAATCCTGATCAGGAACAGGGGCGACAAAGTATTTGTTAGGCCCGTACATCGAGTAAATGACTGGCTGGCCCTGATAATTGATCCAGTAACGCATCTGGGCATTAAACTGGGTCCAGGAAACATAGCGCAATGGAACACGCGAATTGCCCCAATAAACATTGAGGTTGATCACGTCCATTGTCTTTGTACCTTCGGGGAGCGTTGAAAAGTCGTATGCTTCAATACCAGCAAGCACTGCACTTGTTTGAAGAATACGATGACAACCCGTATCACGCACAAGGCGTTGACGAGCATCATTGATGTCAATCGTTAGTTCTTCGTCTGTCCAGAAGTTCGCATTTGCATCATGCAGCAACCGTCTGACAACAAAAATGTAATCTTGCAAAGTTACAATCATGACACCACCACATCACTTAACGTCCTTTCCCCCACCCCGCCGTGAAACGGGGAGGGGTACTCGTTCTACCACTGGGGACGCATTGTGGTAGCTCTGAGGCTTCTCCTCGGTTATCACAAACTTATTGAGACGCTCCATAGCCTTAGGAACGTCATTGTTTGTGACCGCCCAACCAAGGCGAGCCAAACAGGGAATCTTGTCATCCAGCTTGTAAGCAAAGATGTGTCGAGCCACATAGTCGGGGATCTCCACCGGTTTGTTGGGAGAGAAGGCATACTGCACACTATCCCATTGGTCGATAAAAAACTCTTCCCCGACATTTGTGACCCAAACATTCGCCATCAGAACTTAACCTCGCCCCATACGTCAATCTGAACCGTCGCATTTGCAACAGCAGTTACAACGTTAAGGAACAACGTATCGTTTGTGTAGGTTGTATTACCAGCCGACGCGACAAGAGTGACATCCTGATAGTTGTTAGCACCGGCAATGTTGCTCAACTGGAACGTAGTTGTTACCAGATTTGCCCCATCATTGGTCTGACCAATTGTTACGTTAGCAGTCGCCGCGCTAGGCGCAGTACCACCAGCCGAGTTGGAAAGACCGTACACAGTGATACGACGCAGGATCACTTTACCTGTGCCGCTAAGCCCACCAGAAATGAAGGGCATAGCAACAACAGCATTAGCAACCGTGCCAAGAGACACAGGGCCAGATTTAGCAACGCGATAGTTGCCAAAATAGTCCTGTGTATTCTGAGCTACCGAATCAGAATTAGCCATTGGAAATCTCCTTAGCTGTTATACTGACCGGTCGCAGCCTGACCACCATTCACACCATACAGCGTCAGGGTCTGAGTTGCAGTCGTTGCGTTGCCGCGCATGTTGTAACCATCAGAAATGATGGTGCCACCAGTGTTGGCTGCAATGTATGTAACCCAGTTGTTGACGTTAGCTGCGCCTGTATTCAACTCAATGGTCACATTGTCGGTAGCAGTCGGGAGGACATACATACCAGCAGGGATATACTGAGCCGAGGACGTACCAGCGTTCATTGCAGTCAAGTTACCGATACCAACAGAGGTAACAGTCGTGACCTGCAAATACGCTGAAGGAGCGTTGGTGAGAGTGCTTGCGACAAGGATTTTTGAAATACCACCAGCCATGATTCAAGCTCCTCTTACAGTGACAGCGAGTTGTAGCCAGTAACCTTAGTCATCGACTTAGGCTTCGTGCTGACAAGCTCGGCAATTGTTAACACTGCACCGACGTAACCAACCTGCCAGTTAGGCAGAGTCGATTCAAAGCCGGTAAACACAAACTGACCCTGCTCATGGATATAGAGCGACAGGTAGTTGTTGTTCAGGAGATACAGAGTACCTTCTGGGCAGTAGGGATCTGGGTAGATCGGCACACCAGCAACCATGAGGGCGCGGAAAGCAGCCTGAGGACCATTGCCGTCACCGTCAAAGCCGGAGCCTGGGGTGATGACATACTGTTCCTGACCGACATAATCCTGAGCCAGCAGAGTCCAAGTACCAAAGCCGCAAACACCAAAGGAAGGCACTTCTGCGCCCTTCTTAACAGTGCCGGAGATGTACTGGAGCACGTTCTGACGGGTAGGATTAACCGAACCAGCGGCATACTGACCGGACTTCCACCAGGTGTAGGTGGAGCGGTTGATGTTGCCGTAGGTAGCAGTGCCAGTACCATCATCAACAGCGGCTGGCAGACCAGTAAACTGCTGAGTGTTGGTCGTGTTGTTATACAGCGAATAAGCCATCGCATCCATCATCACGTTGGTCGCGTCGTTCATGCGAGCTTCGATCAGAGGAATGATAGCATGATCCTGCTGCACTGCGCCTTCCATACCGAGGAATGGAACTGGAGCAATCATCAGCTTCAGCGTAAATTCGGCGTTNTACGCGCCCTGCTGAACTGACGGCTGTGCNAANGAACCGCTGTAGTCGGACCACTGAGCATTTACGAACTGTGAGCCNTGTACGGGAACTGTAACAGACGAGACACCGCCCGTTGCAGTCTGTGAGTTGGCAATCAACGCAGCCATAAGTGGGGTGGAGTTGTAAAGCTGCACCACCAGCTTAGGGATGAACGCACGACGCGTAACGTACGTGAGTTCATTAAACTGCGACGAGCCGGTAGCTGGGATAATACCACCACCAATAGCCATCGTTAACCTCTTCTAGGTTGTTTCAGCGTCCCCACGCTGCTTTAGATACCAAAACGTCCAGGGTGCTTACGGAGTTCCATAAGTGCCTTAGATGCTTCGTCACGGGCGGCTCCCACGGGATTCTTATGGAACTTTGACAGCGTGTCACGCGCAGTCTCGTTCATGAAATGTGGGTTGTAAAAGCTCTGGCCCGTAGGCTTTGAGTTTTCACGCATCCACTGATCATATTCCGCAGCAGTCTCGTGATTCTGAATGCCCTTTTCGAGCATAATCTTCTCAATGCGACCAATATCTTCTTCGGACGCAGCTTTGCCCTTGGAAATCAACTCGCGACGCCGACGCTCAAGCTCTGCAAGAGCACCGTCCTCACGCTTTGACGCTTCCATCTGGTCGAGTTTAGATTGCATTTCCTGCAACCGAGCATCCATGCGATCTTGCATATCAATGGTGTCGATTGTCATCTCAGGACGCGCTTTCTTCGTCAGACGAAGGAACGCTTCACGAGTTTCAGGATTTTCTGCAAGCTGACGCGAAATGAGAGCAAGCTCATCTCGTGCTTCGGGCGAAAGATCTTCTAAAGAAGCCATTGTTGTCCCCTATGTGCTTCAGATTACTTTACGACCATCGCCGGGTGGCTTGATCGTCATGCTATTCTTTGCAGTAGCTTTATTGGCACTAGAAAGACCGCCCATCGGAGCAAACCGAGGTGGGTTGGTAATCTGACCATTCTGCTGCTGGTTAGTCGTTGGATTACGAGGTGCGGCTGCGCCGCGAGGCTTAAAAAGATCCATGTTAGGACATCCTTACATCGGCATGGGAGGTGCGCCACCAGGAGGCATACCGCCTGGAGGGGGCATTGGAGGTGCGCCAGCGGGAGGACCACCTGGAGCATTCATCAAACCGAGATTCGGAGGAGCCCCAGCAATCGAACGAGAACCAGGAGTGCCGCCACCGGCTTGAGGAAGGTTTTGCAACAGTTGCAGGATTTCGGCGTTTTGAAGTTCGCCAGTTTTCTGCTTCTTGGGTCCGAGAAGGCCGGTCAATGCCGACAGTGCAGACATCAACTTTTTACCTTCTGGGGACTCGCTGCCAACAGCAGGAAGAGCTTGTTCCAGCAGATCAAGAGCCATGCTCACATTGATCAATGCTGCCTCGCGCTGACCGTTCTTAGGTTCAGGCGTGGACATCGGCGTAGGAATAGGAGGCGTAGTGTCTGTAGGAGGCGCACCTGGTGGAAGAGCACCACCGGCAGCAGGGCCACCCGACATCATTGCCATCAAGTCTTGTTCGTTCGCCATAACAAATCCTCAGATAGAAAAATCGAGGGAGAATATATTTGAAGTTCCCTCCCCCTCAAGGGAAACGCGTAACAACGGGCTGTGACCCGTATGTTGTTAACGCTTTGCCTTACGACCTTTGCGACGCATGATGCGCTCCTCTAGAAAGGTGTTGATGGGAAAAGAACGATAGATAATCCCCTAAGGGATTAACGCTTTGCCTTGCGGCCCTTACGACGTGCCATGTTAGTGGCTCCTTTGCTAGAATTAACGTCCCCAAATGCGAACTGACTTTCATCAGTATCTTTTCATCCTAGGGCCACCGCGCTTTGTTGCAGGAGCCTTAGTACGAATATTCTCAATCTTGTAGGTAAGACTAGCAGGTTTATTCGACTTTGCCAAATTGCTTGCTTTTGCACGCACTTGACCGCCAGCACCTGATGTCAAACCCTTTGCCATTATGCAACTGCCTTAGGTTTCTGAGGTGGCTTTTCAGCAGCTTGCTGTGCGCCTTTCTCCTCAATCTTCTTCAAGCGATCCTTAAGCATCTGCTTCATTGGCGGGTCGAGCAAGTCAATCAGGCTTTCTTTGTCGATTGCCTGAGCCTTGAACAGATTGAACGCCAGAGAGCGCAGATCTTCCATAAAGATCGGACTATTTGAATGGGCATCAACCTTCACAACGTAATCGCGGGTGAATTGTTCTGGGATGAACTTAACACCATCTGCATCACGAAGGTGGGTTGGGTCGTACTGTTGCATGATCTTGAGATACAATGTTGCCATCTTCTCAAGAGAATCCTCAACGACCAATGCCCGTTTCTTTGCACGGCTCGATCCCAGCCGCGCTAATTGCGATGCGTGACCCGCAGAGCGCACACCTTGTTCGCCACGACCCTGAAGAACCGAGGAGATCCCCGACGCTTCTTCCATCATGGAGTCAATTTCTTTGAGCTGGGCGTAGAGATCCTGTGGGATAGTCGGAGCCAGCTTATCAACTTTAGTGTTAGGCATATCGGTCGAAAGAAGGCCACCAGCGCGATTCAGCGCAAAGTTCTTCTCGTCCAAAATGCCGGTAAAGCCAGACAGGGCAATCGGAGGATTGACCTGTTTGGATAGCAGATCCAAAATCTCAGTCATGCGCCTGTTGCGCATCTGTTGCAGTGCAACGAGCTTTTGAACCTCGGATTGTCCCCAGTAGTAATCGTATTGCGGATTTGGGCAGAGCTGGATGAACGGCAACTCGCCCTTTAAGAACATGCTATCGCCTTCGCGGTCATAAATGATCACGTCAGGCTCTGCTTTGGTCACAATTTGGTAATCATCTGTATCGTCGTTCCAGACGTACAGATCCGTCATCTCAATGGTATCTTCAGCCAACCGCGCTTTCATGCGGTTAAAGCCGGACAGATCCAGATTGACGTTACCGTACATGGTCGGATCAACCTGAGACATAATGATGCGGTTAATGCCGTCAGGCATCTGCTGAGGCTGGTGCATCGCCGAAGTCACGCGCTTCAGGATGCTGTCGCGCTTTGGATGCGAAAAGAGGCGAGCGAGCAAGTCAGCTTTGGTGATGTAGTACGTCATACAAAAGGCTTGCTGCCGATCGGTGTACGCAATGTCCTCGCGCAGAACGCCCACGTTGCCTGGGTCTACAAAGTACGGATGAATCGAGTTTTTGTGGATCAGCAACTTCACAAACGCAGAATTGTAAACGAGGCTCCAGGTCAGGGCCATCGAGAACACTTGGTCGGCGTTTGAATTGTTCCACTCGTCGTGCAGCAACTGGGTGAGCGAGGGGATCTTGCGATGCTCACCCTCATGCACTGCGGCGCCGAGCGAGATGTTGAAACGCGTGGTCTCTGCCGAATAAAGAAACGAGCAGAGCTGGTCGATGTGGGAAAAGATTTTGTTGTAAAGAGCCGGTTCTTCTTCAGGAGAGTTCCCGAACAAATAATAGGAACGGAGCGACGCGTAGTCAGAACGCCGCTCGTCGCGTGACACCATGCACTTCTCGATCAAGCTATTGTAGAAATATTCTCTTTCGAGCGGGTCACTTGGAATCTTCATTTGCTGTCCTTGAGAGAAAGGTTCTCATGATCGCGCATTATCATATTTGGCTTTGGACCTGTCAAACCTTCGACATTGCGAGGGTTGAAGCCGGTCGGCTCACCGTAGACAGACTTTACAGCATTTCCTGCCAAGACGCTAGGCATGGTCATGCCAGCACCGCCGCCCCAGTTCACGCCGCCGTTGTTGGCTGCTTCGTAACCCTTAGGGGGCTGCTGGGCAAACTCCTGCTCTTGGCGAGACATCGGTTTGTTGTTGCGGGTGTGGTATCCGGTCTGCGACTCGCCCTCACGGGTTGACTTAATGTTGGTCATGCCAAAGTCTTTAGCCAGCCCTTTTAATGTGCGGTCAGCTTTCTTTGTGCGGTCGGATTTGATCGAAAAAGGCTTCAAAAAGACCTGTTCTGGCACTTTATCGCAGTGTTCGCAGGCTTGCTCCCACGCATCGAAATATCCGTGTTCTTCGCACTTATATGACTTTAATACGGCCATTTGGGTCTCCTATCTGTTCATTTAGGTCTTGATGAGAGTAATCGGACTTGTTTCTAAGCCCTATCTGGAGTTTGAACTGCCCGTTTTCAAAGGAAATGCGATTATCACGCACCACACGAGGCTTTGGTTCCTTGTTGTATTGCAGGAATCGGGTGCGGTCGCGGTTCTGCATGACCGTCACATCCCCACGCTTGAGCTTTTCAAGGGCGCGAGTAACCCTGATCTGGGTTGTTTCAGTCATTGGGTGCTTGCGAGTAATAAACACATCCTGCAAATGCTGGGCAGAAATCCCCGTCATCTCGGCAAAAAAGTCCCACGACACCGCCCTATTGGGGTCTTTGGCAAACCGAGCCATCTGTCGGAAGAGTTCTGCCTTTGTCATTGCCCGTAAAGCCCCAGTTTCTTGAGGTATGTAGACACGTTGCGCCCAACCGAGAGTTGCTCAGGGGTGCTATTGGCTTCCGTCTGGCTGACCGTGCGGGTAATGCGGCGCATGATCAGTTGAGGTTGAACCTGTTCAGCAAACGCTGCAACGGCAAGAGCAGTAGCAAGCACACGATCATCTTTGCCCCGCCCTGGTGCATGGATTGCCCCGCCTTCACGACGGATGGTTTTCATTTCTTCCAGCAGTTCCTCGGAATAGAGGTCCATCATCTGCCGCTCGAAGTAATCTTTGGTGTAGCCCATCATGCGTTCTTTGGACGCGTGGGTCGTAAGCCAGCCGATAGAATTGGTCAGGCCACCAAGGGTATCGTTCTTGCGCCAGATGTAGTTGGTCATGCAGGACAGCACAGCCATCAAATCTTTGCCAGGCTGACCACCAAGGACAACGGCTTGGCGTTTAAGGTTCCTCAGTTCTTGGATGACCCCTTGCCCAGGACCATTGACTTCGAGGTTGAGCGTCGAGTTTTTATACGCGCCTGCAAGGTGCGCGATGACCCAAGCGAATTGATAAGTGTTGAGTTCCGACGTAGCGAACTCGGCAACCTGTTCCATGCCGTCCGCATAGCAGCGAAAGACTTGAATTGCAAAACGATCAGCCCAGTCGGAAGATCCATAAGCTGGATCTGCACCGATGACGTAGTAGGCCGTGTCAATTGGTTCTTCCCAAATCTTAAGGGTCGCCAGCCTTTCAGAGGATTTGAGAACCTCAGTGTCTTGGAAGTTATTGCCGAAAGCATATCTGTAACCATCGAATGACCTCTTCTTTGCCACCTTCATTGCATCAGTGATACGGCTGTTCGAGAAGAAGGAACTGCCGGTCATCACAAAGGCATAGTCCTCGGTTGGCGGGAACTCTTGAAACATCAGGGCATCATCCTTGATCCCTTCAGCCAGCTTCCACCGCCACCAGGCAATCTGGCGCGTGTTGATCTCAACGCCGTAGAGTTTCTTGATGTCTTTGGTCCATTCTTTCTCTTCAGGAGTCAGGCGACCATCCCAGTAGGCTTTGTAGACATTGCTGTCACCGGCAACCGAGTAAAGCTCGTTACGCCACCAGCCGCAGAAGATAGCTCTCTGTGTCTTGGCGCGCTTGGCAGTGACGTACATGTCATGGAACATGTTAAAGCCACGGGCGGTGCTCTCAAACATATAGAGGCGGTTAGGGTTCGTTTCTGCCAGCGAGGCCAGCAATGACGCCAGACCTTCCTCATCGCCCCACGAGGACGTTTCTGTGCCGTGCAGATAGGTAATAGCTTTACCGCGGCCCAATGACCCTTTGGCTCGCAAGCCAGCCACCTGATAGAACAAGCGGCTACGGTTTTTCAACGACAGGCTGTTGCGGTTATGAGCCAGTGCGGGGATCTTATATTCCTTGGGCAACCCGTCCATGTACATGGCAAGGGTCGAGCGGAACATGTCACGGTTTTCTTCCGTGTCCGTCGTTAATGTTCCCTGCATCCCAGGAGTGATAAAATGCCAATAGAGATCCAGAGCAAGACTGATGGTAGTGATTCCAAGTTGTCGGCCTTTCAAAATAACAAAGAAGTGGCAATCATCCTCAAGCCCCTTGGCAATCTCTTCCATCACATAGGTTTGAGTGCCGAGAAGGTTATCCATCTTCTTGAGGCCATGCTCTTTGGTTTCGATCTTGAGCTGCCTACAAAAGTGGTAGAAGTGATTGAGGTCAAACTTCATTGCCGACAACCTCTTCACAGACGCGTTCAAACATCTTCATGTTCTCGGACATGCGGCTTTGATAGAGGTGGTAAATACCGCCAATGAACTCCGTGCCAATGCCGTACATGCCGTAGTTTCCCAACCGCCACAGAGGCTCCACGCACTTCACAGGGTACAACGCGCGATAGGGCAGGCCACGCTCCTCAGCTGCATAGCTCACATTCTCCGCAACGTCAGAGTTGGGAGTCGCAGCAAAGGTGGGCTTGCCGAGGTCATGCCATGCTTGACGATTAATGAAGAAGAACGCTGGCGCGGCATAAATATGGGCTGCCGGTGGGATGTGATTGGAGACTTGAGCAATACCAATAAAGCTGTTGTTCTTCTCGCAATAGGTCTGGGCTGCCGGCACAATCTGGTTGTTGAGCGGAACACAATCTACATCCAGAAACCCCACCACTTCATCCGTCGAGGACTCCATGATTGAGTTCATCCACTGCCCATGATCTACGTTCTCACGATGCAGGGTGTATTCAATCTTGAAATGATCAAGCACCGACTTCTGAGCGTCAATGATCCTCTGATCAACATTATCCCAAGCCAGCACATGTATCATTTCATTTCCCTGTAAATGGTGCGCCCAGAACGATTCGAACGTCCGACCCTCTGCTTCGTAGGCAGATGCTCTATCCAGCTGAGCTATGGGCGCATTTGGTTGCGGGAGTAGGATTTGAACCTACGACCTACAGCTTATGAGGCTGTCGAGATACCAGACTTCTCCACCCCGCT